CGCCACCACCAGCATATGCTACAGGACTTGCTGTAATTTCTGTTGTTACACCTGCACCACCAGGACCTGCACTTGAAGTTGGTGCAGAACCACTACCATTAGAACCTGTACCTCCAGCGCCACCGCCACCACCACCAGCGTTTCCACCTGGAGTTCCATTTCCACCGTTTTGTCCTTGAGGTGGACTTACAGGAGGTGTATTTCCTGATCCTCCAGTTTTTTGAGCATCAGCACCGCCTCCAGAACCACCAGCTCCACCATTTCCTGGTCTAGCACCAAAACCACCACCCGCTGAAGTTATTGTTGAAAAAACTGAAGGACTACCATTACAAGCTGTACAATTAGAACCTGGATTAGCACCTGCACCACCAGCGCCTACTGTAACTGGAATACCGCCTACAGAAGAAATTGTAACTGCTGTTCCACCTGCTAAAGGTGATTGTGTATAAGGAGTTACAGGAGATTCATTTTCTCTTAAACCACCAGCTCCACCACCTCCACCATCGTCGTGTCCACCACCGCCACCACCAGCTACGACTAAGTGAGAAACTACTTGATTACATCCTGTACCTTCATTTGTTACGCAAAAAGTTCCTGGCCCTGTAAATGTATGAATTTTGCAATCTCCAGATGTTGATGTTGTTCCGCCTGTTGCAATTATAAAAGGAGTTACTGTTCTTCCTTTAATAGCGCTAGTAGAATCTTGAACATTTACCCAGCCTTCAGTTGCATCAACAAATACTAAAGTTACTGATTGTCCTTCTGTAGTTAAAGTTGAATCTGCATTAACACCACCAATTTTATTTGATCCATTTGGTGAAATAGTTAAAGAGCCTGTTTGAAAAGTTCTCGTGTAATCTGCAAGAGATACAATGGCTCCAGCAGTACCTGCTGGTAAATTGACAGTAAATCCTCCACTACTTGTATCACAAAAATATCCCTCACCACTAACTGCAGTAAATGTAGATGTTTTAATACTACTTGTCTGCCAATCTACTGTTCCAGTCCTACCAAATCCTGTCTGACTTGCCCCGCTTGCAAGTGATACCGTATCTCCTGAAGCACCTAATGTAATAGTTGTTCCTGATTGAGAAATTATACTCCCACCATCAGTTGCTTTTAAAGCGTTTGATTTTAAATCTCCATTAACTGTTACTGGAACACCTGATGCTACTGTTACTGAATCACCAGAATCTCCAACAGTTACTGTGCCACAATCTGTTCTTGGACTTATTTTATTTACTTTTACTTCACTCATAATTTACCTATTGAAATTTATACCTTATTACTACTACACCTGATCCTCCAGTTCCACCACTACCAGCTCCACCACCATGAAACCCACCACCACCAGCTCCACCACCAGTATTTGCAGTTCCATTTGAACCCACTGCATTTCCTGGTCCACCATTACCACCACCTCCAGTTCCACCTGAACCTGCAGCACTAGGACTAGAACCACAACCTCTTTTACCACCGCCTCCGCCTCCAGCATAAGCTACTGGACTAGCTGTAATATTTGTTGTTGCACCTGCTCCACCTGGACCACCTGGTCCTGGGTTTTGCCCTGCTGTGCCTGCAGCTGTTGCGCCTCCACCACCACCTGAAGCATCATGACCACCTGAACCTGGTGCTCCTATAGCGCCATCATTTCCTTGAGGAGGACTAACAGGAGGGGTATTTCCTGATCCTATTGGGTGTATACTGTTAGAAGCTCCACCACCAGAACCACCAGATAAAGCTGAACCAGAAGGACCACCACCAGCACCACCTCCAGCAGATGTAATTGTTGAAAATACTGAATTATTACCACTTGTTCCACCTCCAGTTGGAGCGGAATTAGGTCCACCAGCTCCACCTGCACCGACTGTAATAGGTATTGCTCCACTTAATGGACCTAAACTTGTTGTTGATTTTAAAGGACTTGCTGTCCAAACAGGTGCAGCACTTGGGTCTTGAGATTCTCTAAAACCACCAGCTCCTGCTCCTCCACCTGATCCACCGCCACCGCCAGCACCTCCACCTCCGCCAGCTACTACTAAATAATCTATTTTAACATTTCCTGCAGGATTACCTGAACAACTTATTGTAAAAGTACCTGGACCAGTAAAAGTATGAATCTTATAATCTCCGCTAGTGGTTTCTGTACCACCTGTTGCAGCAACATATTTTGCAGTATTTGTTATTTCATTACTATTAACTGCCTGCCACCCTTTAGTTGCATCTCCATAAACTAATGTAGTTGCAGAACCCTCTGCAGCTAAAACTAAATCAAAAGTTTGACCTTCAATAGGTTGACTATTTCTGCCTATGGTACAAGCATTAGTATCAAATGTTTGTGCATAATCTTTTACTGACACAATATCTCCAGCACTTGGAGATGCAGGGAGTGTTACTGTTATAGCTTCGCTTGTTGTGTTAACAAAATATCCTTCACCACTTACTGCTGTAAAAGAAGTTGTTTTAATCGAAGTTTGCCAATCTACAGTTCCTGTTCTACCAAAACCTGATTGAGATGCACCTGATGCTAAAGCAATAGTTTTACCTGATTCACCTATAGTTAAAGTGCTTCCTGATTCTGTTGTTACTGTATTTACTTTAATTGTACTTGTCATAATTATTGTCTTTTATACCTTATTATTACAATTCCTGAACCACCATTACCTTGTGGTGTACTCGGATGCACTCCTCCACCTCCACCACCACCTCTGTTAGTTGTTCCTGCAGTAGCTGCTGCTCCACCAGTTCCACACGGACTAGCTGCTCCTGGAGTTCCACCGTTATTTGGTCTACCTCCAGCTCCACCACCGCCTGCATAAGCTAAAGATGAACCTGTAATACTTGTTGTTGTTCCTGCTCCACCTCTACCACCAGTTAAAGGTCCTGGGGCTCCATTCTGTCCAACCTCTGTTGCTCCACCTCCACCACCACTTACGTCTCCTTGAGCTCCTGGTCCACCACCGCCGTTAGATCCACCATTAGAACCTTGAGGGGGAGTTACTGGAGGTGTGTTACCTGCTCCTCCTGCCTGACAACCAGGTCCACCATTACCTGCTCCTCCTCCACCTGAACCACCATCTCGGCCAACGTATGGAGTATCTGAATTTTTTGCTCCTGCTCCACCACCTGCAGAAGAAATTCCTAAACCGCTTGAAACTGAACCATTTGCAGTTTCTCCACCACCTGCACCAACTACTATTGGATAAGCTTGAATTGAAGCTGTAACTCTATTACCTGGAGTTCCATGACCACATAAAGGACTTGCTGTGTAAGGTGTTAATGGAGTTTTTACTTCTCTAAAACCACCTGCTCCACCGCCAGCACCAGCGTTTGGAAAACCACCACCGCCACCACCACCTACAATTAAATAAGACAATGAAGAATTGCAACCGCTTCCTGATGCTGTAACGGTAAATGTTCCAGGTCCTGTAAATGTGTGAATTCTATCATCACCACTACAACTAATTGTTCCTCCAGTAGCTACTACAAAATTAGATCCCACTGTAGCAAAATCGTTATCTTGAATAGATCTCCAACCAACTGTTGAATCTATATAAACTAAAGTTATTCCTTCACCTTCGGTACTTAGAGATATATCACCTGCACCACCATTGATTTTTTCTGAACCGTTTGGTGATACAACTAAAGCTGCTGTGTCAAATGTATTTCTATAATCTTGTAAAGAAACAATTGCTCCAGCTGACCCTGCTGGTAAGTTTACTGTAAAACCACCACCGTTAGTGTCACAAAAAAATCCTTGTCCACTTACAGCTGTAAACTCAGAAGTTTTAATAGAACTTGTTTGCCAATCAACAGTTCCTGTTCTACCAAAACCTGTTTGACTAGCTCCAGTTCCTAATTGCACAGTGGTTCCAGAACCACCTATGGTTAAAGTTGAACCAGATGTTTTATCTATTTCATTTACTTCTACTTTACTCATTATACAACTACCAGTGTCCCCGTTATTGTTTGTGTTCCTGTAATTGATACAGGTCCCGCTAAAACTCCTGAATCAAAAGTTTGATTTTGTGAAATAGTTGATGATTGATTCATAACAAAATCTTGCGCTGCCATTCCAGGTGAAGGTGTTCTATTTGCAGGCACTGTACAAAATACATCTTTTGTACCTGCTGCAAAATCTATTTTTGAAGTATTACCTGCTGAGTTAGATAACACAGTGTCTCTTGAAAGCGTATCAGGAGATGCATCAGTTACTGTACCAATGCCTACTTCAAATTCACCTGTTCCTGTATTAACGATTGCATAAAAGGTTGAATTAGTTGTACCTACTCCTGCAACAAAAGAAATAAAATCTTGTGAAGCTCCAGCAAGATTTAAAGTCCCTTGTCCGGTAGTGGTAGTAGTTTCCTTTACCCTATCGTTTATTACAAACGCCATTTAATCTCCTAACTTATTCTTAGTATAGCAGCACTTGTAGTAAATGCAGGAAACTGAATTGTAAACGTTCCAGCTGTAGCTGTTTTGTCCCCTCCAAAATCTAAAACTGCAACTGCTGTATTAGAATTCGATGTGTTATAAATTAATGCACCTCTAGCAGTTAAAGTAACTCCTGTAAAAGATCTATCTGCAAAATCAACAATAGCAACACTTGATGCTACTGATGTTTGTTGTGATCCTTTTGCTAATTTTCCTCCACCACTTGTGTATTGACCAGTATTACTTACTTGATGGTCTGTAGTAAATGAAGTTGTAGATTTACCTAAAGTTGCAGAGTTTGTATAAAGTGCAATTTTAAATTGATCTCCTGATGTTTGTGTAAAGTTGTGCTTTGCTTCTAACAATTCTTTTTTAAAAGAATTTGCTATTGCATTTGTAGTTATCGCCATAATTTGCTCCTATATTAAGGTGATGGTGACGCCACTTTTATTCTTGGAACACCATCATCATATTCAGCTCTTCTTCTTCTACCTGTTTGTTGTAGAACAAAAGAGTTTATTGCCTCATTATACATGTTTTTATATGTATTGTACATATCCATAGGGCCTTTTAAAAATGAAAAAGCCTCCACCAACACACCATAAAGAAGCATAGCTTCTTGGTAGGTTGATAGGTACGTAGTATTTGTCGATGTAAAATGAGGCGGGTCAATGATATAATTAAGCTGTGTAGCGTAATTTATATTAGGAGTCGGAGCTACAACGATGGTATTATCATCCCAATTAGCATAGTATTTTGGTTGTCCTTGTGCTCCTGAACCATTGAATTCTGTGATAAAACTTGTATCTCGTTTTTCCATAAAAGTTCTTTCTGAGGTTATAGTGGTATCGGCAAAAACCTGTAAAGAACGAATAATTAAAAAATCTGCTGGTGTAACTAAAAATCTTTTACCAGCTGTAAATGAAGATGTAGCATATTTTCTAATATCATCATAATCAACTTTTCCAGCTACATCTAATTCTGTATTTCTAATAAATTGATCAATTAAAGTATCACTTAAAACATTACTATCTACTTCTGTGTAAGATCTTACTTGAGTTTGAAAGTCTGAATAACTTATAGTCATTATGTAATACTCACTGTTACGTTTCCTATTGCAGTTTCTGCAGAAAAACTTGTTAATGAAGTTCCAATAATATTATCACTTGAAGAAGGCAACATACTAAAACTATTAAATTCAGGCAAATTATCAGGATTATTATTTATATACAATGTAAAACTTTTTGTAAGATCTGGTTTTTGTGGTCTTGCATCTAATAAAGCTTGTGGGTCAGCACCATAAACTTTTGGTGTCAGTTGTGGATGTTTAGCTTCAAATTCAGAAATATGAACGATAGATCCATTCCATTCTTTAACCATTTCAGAATATGGAAACGCTTGACCTGAACGATCTGATATAGCTTG